TAAAAATCCATTAGCTAAGAATATGGATATATATTACAACCTATCTGTAAAGTATGATTTATCAGTAAACCACATCAGGAGGATAATAAGAGATAGATAACTATTTTAAGGAGGTAGTTTAATTGGGGTGGCTTAACGGTTGCCCCTTTTTTTGTTCATTACTTAAACATTATGTTAAATAGATTATTGTAATCATTGCATAGATGAAATGGTATAACGTAAAAAACTCTATTAATAATTTATCAATATCAATTGATGGTGAGATCGGTTCTGATGGCATCAACTCTAAAGACTTTATAGAAGAGATTCAAAGTAACGGTTCTAAAAACATAGAGCTTACTGTTAATAGCGGTGGTGGTTCTGTTTTTGAGGCTTTTGCTATTTATGACTATCTAAAAACATCTAACCTTAACGTAAATGTTAAAATTGTAGGTGTTGCTGCATCTGCTGCATCTGTTTTAGCTCTTGCTGGTGATTCTTTACCAACAATGACTGAAAACTCTGTAATAATGATTCATAACGCTTGGATGCCTGTAATAAGTATGCAAGGTATGAATAGCGATGAAATTAGAGATTATCAAAAAGAGTTAGAGAAAGATGCTAAATTAATGGACTCTTTAAACTTAAAGATAGCTAAGATTTATTCTAACGCTACTGGTTTAGATTTAGAAAGAGTTCAGCAAATGATGAGTGATGAAACTTGGATATTCTCAGAGGAGGCTCTAGAATTAGGTTTTGTTAGTGAGGTTAAAGAGGGTAAGAAAATAGCAGCTTTTGCAAGTGCTAAAGACTTAGCTAAAATGGGGTATAAAAACACTCCATCTAATTATGTAAATCAATTAAATAACGTGAATATGTCAGAGAAAAATGAGTCTATTTTAGACAAGTTAAAAGCTCTAATCTCAAATGAGGGTGCTAAAGAAGTATCTAAAGAGGTTGCAGAGCCAAAAGAAACTCTTGATATTGACGCTTTAAAAGCTGAATTATCGGCTAGTATTAAAGCTGAATTATCAGAAGAGTTAGAATTAGTTAAAGCTGAAAAGTTAGAACTAGAGTCAAAGTTAGAAGCTGAGAAAGCTGAGGTTTTAGCTAAAGCTGATGAGGTAGAATTAGCTAAAAAAGAAGTAGAGAAAGTTAAAGCTAGTAGAGAAGTACCTGAGGCTAAAGCTGATGTTACTGAGGAAATCAAGAAAGAAGTTATCGTAGATGAGTTAGGTAGTGCTATCATCAACGTATTAAAATCAATGCACTAGAAACCTAATTATTTAAAAAAGAATGGCAAATTTTATTACACAATCAATTTCTAGTACGTATAGCGGAAAGGAATTTACAGAAATCTTATTCGCTCCACAAGAAGGGTCGGACGATTTACAAGGAATTAGAGTAATTCCAAACATTAAAGTTAAGGCTAATATGTATCTTAACTCAACTTTAACTAAGATTGTAAGATCTTACTCTACTTGTGGTTTTTCTGCAACTGGTGGTGTTACTGATGTTTCTGATAGAACTTTAGAAGTATCTAAGTTGAAAGTAAACCTTGAAGAGTGTGGAGATGCTTTTTACGGAACTATCTTTGAAGAGTTTTACGGTGCTGGTACTGCTATCGATGATTTAGAGCCTACAGTAGTTGGTGAAATCGCTAGAAAGAGAGTTGCTGAGGGTATCGCTGATGATAACGGAAGATTAGCATGGTTTGCTGCATCTACTGCTGCATCTGCTGACTATAACCAATTTGATGGACTTATCCAGCACTTTGTAACTGATTCAGCTGAATTAGGTCAGTATGTAGAAATGACTGCTATTGCAAATGTAGAAGATAGTAATGGTGTTTTAGTTGCTGATGGAGCTTATGAGCTTTTAAAGTCTGCATACGAGAACCAATCTAAAGTATTAAGACAAATGCCAAATGCATCTAAGTCTTTTAGAGTTACTGCTACAATCGTAGATAACTTAATGACTACTTTCGAGCAGTTAGGTACAGGGAATGCATTAGGATTATCAATGTTAAAAGAAGGTCAAGCTTTGACTTTCAGAGGTATTCCAGTTGTAGAAATTACAGGATGGGACACTCAACTAGCTGATGCTGGTAACCCTAACTCAGGTGTTTTAGGTGCTGCTATTGGTGCTAACATGATGGTTTATACTGTTAACGATAACTTAGTATTAGGTACTGATGTTAACGATCCATCTGCTCAATTGAAATTCAGAAGTAATGATGATGATGATGAATTACTAAAAATTATTGCTAAGTACAAATTAGGTACTCAGTTTGTTTTTGGAGAATTAATCTCTTTCTACTTCTAAGAAATAAAAGCCCCTCCTTAGTGGGGGGTATTTTTTAACTTATAATATTAAAATAAAATGGCAGAAATTACAACAGATATTCTATTAGCTTGTGCTGATGAGAATAGAAGAGGTGGTATAAAGGCTGTTTATGTTATCAATAAAGATGATATAACTAGTTTTACAGCATCTACGGTAGCTGGTGAATACGCTTACACAGCGGTTACTTTATCTAGCACAGATGATAAATTTTACGAAATTGAGGGAGAATTAGAGGGTAAATCATATTCTAGTGAAGGTTCAAGAGAGAACGGTTCAATAGCTTATGAAACTACTTTAGAAATCTTTTGCCCTAAAATGGAAAAGACTAAAGCTTTTGGAATCAATGAGTATGTTGAGTCTTGTGGTTTAGTAGTAATCTTTGAAACTTACAACAAAGCAACAGCAGATAATAAAGCTTTCGTTTTAGGATTTGATGAAATAATGGGTAAAGATGCATCAGTAGATGCTATTGCAAGTGAAGTATTAGAGGGTGAGTTACAAGGTCAAAACGGGTATACCGTTACATTTGCTGGAAAACAAGCTCAAATAGCAAGAGAATTTGTAGGAAGTATTGTAACTAATAGTGGCGGTACTATTTCTTTTGGTTCATAAAAACTTTGGCTTATAGTGTGGATAGTTACGAGAGTAACAAAGGGTGTAGCTTAACTGTTACACCCTTTTTTTATTACTATTTAAAATGATTCTAAATAATAACTTTATTTTTATTATATTTATCCTATATGAAAAAATTTACTATAAAAAAAGCATTTTTAGGTAAAAAAATTATGGGTAAGGATATTGGTGTGATTAATTTAACATCTAATACATCTCAAAAGGACTTAAAAAAGCTTAACAAAAACGGTTTTGATTACATTTTAGACATAGTAATAGATGACACAGAAGAAATTAAATAAGATAAAGGGTTCTACTGTTAAGCCTAAAGCTGACCCAGTTACTACTCCTATTATTGATAAAGAGAAAGCTCCTAATCAGGATATACTACAAAATTGGATTCCATTTTTTCAAGACTCTAATAATATATTTGTAAATGATTTAGCTAAAAGAGCTAGACGTTCAAGTACTCATAGTTCTATTATTAACCAAAAGATAACTTTTGCGGTTGGTAAAGAGTTTTTATTTAAGGTAGATGGTGAGGAAAAGACATTTGATGAGCTAGATAGTGGCTTTCAAGAATGGTTTATGGAAGTAAACCCTGAGGGAGATACGCTTAGAGATGTATTTAAAGACCTTACACAATCATTTGTGATTACTGGTAACTGTTACCCTCATATTAAAAAAGTAGGCGATTATACAGCTTTATATTGCGAGGACGCTACAACAGTAAGAAAGTCTAAGGATAAAAAAAGAGCTTACATTTCTAATTTTTGGAGAGATATTTTAAACAGTAATACACCTAGTAGTCAATATCCAATTAATAGCAATCTTACTTTTTACGATGGAAGTCAAAAAAGTGAGTACTTAATGCATATAATGAGGAAATACCCTGAGTTTAATTACTATGGTTTACCTGATTATGTAGGTGCTTTAAATTGGATTGATATAGAGTATAGAATACCTAAATACAATATTGATAAATTTGATAACGGTTTTTTTCCTAGTGTATTAATGCAAATGTTTGGTGAAGTTCCTGATGGAATGAATGCACAGGAATACGTTAATAAGATTAAAGATACTTATGTAGGTGAGGGAAAAAATGATAAGATATTAATTGAGTTATTAGATTCACCCGAGCAAGCGGCAGTTATACAGCAGTTAGAAAATGAAAGAGAGGGTGAGTTTTTAACTTTATCTAATCTATCAGAAAAAGCTATTATTGTAGCTCATAGAATTACTCCTGGTATTGCTGGTTTAGAAACTGCTGGAAAGTTAGGAAGTAACCAACAGATAAAAGATGAATACGATAAGTTTATGAATTCTGTAGTTATTCCTGATTATCAAGAGCCTTTATTAAGATTTATTAATAGAATAATCAAAAGAGAAACTAAATGGAATAACATTGAGATAAGTGTTCTTAATGTAGCCCCTGTAGGTAACTCAGCTGGGTTAGACATTAACGCGGTTACAACTATTAATGAGGGTAGAGGTATGTTAGGTATGAATCCTTTAGAAGATGATAGAGGAGAGAATTTTATTAATCAAAACTCTGTAGCTAATATAGAAACTACAGAGGATAAAGAGGAGGATAAAGATGGCATTTAATACTACTGTAATGACCTCAACAGAGGTTAAGAGTTTAGCGGTTGATGATTTAGCTTTTGACCAAACATATTTTGATAACTACATAATTACAAGTCAGCGTAAATATGTTAGGACTGTGTTAGGTAAAAAGTTTTACAATGAGCTATTAACTCAGATTAAAGCAAATACTTTAACAACTGATAACTCAACACTATTAGATAGCTTTATTAAGCCTATGTTAGCTCATTATATAGTTTATGAGTGCTATTCTAAGGTACATACTCAGCTAACTAATCAAGGTGCTATGAGTAATGATACTGAATTTACAGATCAAACTAAGAGTTTTGAATACTCACAAAGTAGAGATTTCTATATGAATAAAGCTGATTTTTGGCGTAAAGATATGGTTACCTATATTGATGAGATAAAAGACAATGATAATACTAAATATCCTTTATTTAATGAGTGTGCAGATACACCACAGGTTAATAAGAAAGGATTAATTTTCTATAGCTAATGGCAATATTACATAAGAATATAAGTTCAGAGGGTGACATCCATAATCCTAAATGGTTTAGCGGTGCTAATAATGGAGATGTGGCTTGGAGGAATGAATTAGGGGTTTTAGAATCCACTGATGAATTAGTTTTACCAGCTGCTTTAAACTTTGTAGATGGTAGTGTAGCTCCTCCAACTAGTAATAGTGGTGATATTTATGTACTATCAAGTGGTGCAAGTGTTAACGCTGGATGGGGTACAGTTGCTTTAGGTGATTGGGTTAGATATGATGGTACTAGTTGGAACGTAATAACACCTCAAAAAAGTACTTTATGTTACAATGAAACTACAGATGCTTTAAACTCTTATGATGGCTCTACATGGTCTGCTATTGGTAGCGGTGGAGGTGGCGGTGACTCAATATATACGGCTGACGGTACAACTGGAGCAAATAGGATTGTAACTATTACAGATAAGTTAAGTTTTAGAGAAAGCGGAGGGGTTAATAATGTTTTTAAGATTTTTGAAACTGGAGATGTTCTTTTCGGTAGTAGTAGTGGGGGTATTAATTCTAAATTCTTTGCAAACGGAAATGTTGCATTAGGTGGTGATACTATTATAAGCGGTCCGGCTGGTATAACTTTACATAAAAATACACTAATTAAAGCCGAATCGAGTTCCGCAAATGTTTTAAACATTATAGACACTTCAAGTTTAGGTATATTTCAAGTAAAAGGAAATGGAACTTGCATCCTCGGGGGTAATTCTCTTGTATCAACTGAAAAAATAAGTTTACAAAGCTCAACGGCAATCAAAGGAAACGGAACGTCAACGGGTAGCGCATTAGCTATTTACAACAATGATACAACGCCCGTAAAACTTTGGGATTTCTTGGATAATGGGAATGTAAATTTAGGGGGTGGTGATAAAGTTGTTTCCTTAGGTTCAAACGATTTAACTTTTAATACTGGAACAACGGGTAAATTTGTTGTAAATGGTTCAACCACGACGGAGGAGGAAGTTTTTACTTTTCAACACTTGGGTGATTCTTCTTTTTTTATAACTAAAAACGGGGAGATAAAAAATAAAGATGTAGCGGGGATTAATGTTCTTAATATTACAAATAAAAATAAAGACTCAGGTATTATATTGAACAGTTCTTTATCTCAAGTATTATCACCGCAACTGTTATTTAGGAAATCAACTTCAGACGCTAACGGGGTAAGGATAACGACAAGTTCAACTTCAGAAGAAACCAAATGGCAAAGAACGAGCTCCAATGATTACGTCCATCAAATAAAATCGGGAACAACTACAAATATCGTTAATTTATTTAAGTTAGGTTGGACAAATTCTCAGGGGTTTTTAGTTGGTTCGGGTGCTAAGATAGGAAGCGAAGATATATCTTTACAAGGCGATACACTTTTAAACGCTAACGTAAATATGCCAAACCTACCAACAAGCGCAACGGGTTTAAGTAGTGGCGATTTATGGAACGATGGCGGAACTTTAAAAATAGTTTAACAAAAATATATATATATAAAAATGGAAAATTTAATTTATTACAAAATTACAGGAAGTTTAACAAGTGATTTCGGGGAGGAAATTACAAACCCAGTTATAAAAATAGATGTCAACTCAAATGGAGCTGAGATTGATGGGTTTTTGAAATGTGAATACAAAATTTATTTTTCGGAAGAAAACTACTTAGATGGAAAGTTCTTTTTTAAGGCTTTGGATTCGGAAGAAAACACAAGAATAGTAAACTTTAATTACCCTGTTGCTGATGTTCCTACATGGGGTTTTATGACTTGGAAAGAATTACAACGTAAAATAATTGCGGATCAATTCGGTTTTGAAATTGAAGATGTTATATTAGTTGAGGAGGTTTAAAAATAGTTTTTATAAGTCTAGTAAATCAGATAAATGATTATATTTGTAAAATGAACAAAGAACAAGCATTAGAAGTATTGGTTAACTTAGCTTATCAGGCAGAACTACCTAAAGGTTTTACAGGTGTAGAAGCATCTAAATACTTAAACCAAATTAATGAAGCTAAGACAGTTTTAGAAAGTGCTTTAAAAGGTTCTAAGGCAGAAAGTAAATAGAATGAAACTTACACTAATTAGAGATATTTATACAACTAAAAGCACAGTAGGTAGGCTTTTTATTGATGGTGTAGAGTTCTGTTATACCTTAGAGGATGTTGCAAGAGCTAAAGGCGTTAAGATATACGGTGAAACGTGCATCCCTTGTGGCAAGTATTCAGTTACTTTAAGCTATTCTAACAGGTTTAAAGTATTGATGCCTTTAGTTTATAATAAACCTGATCTAAGTGTAAGAGATGACAAAGGTATAAGCTTTTCGGGTATTAGAATACATCAGGGTAATACGGATAAAGATACTCATGGATGTATATTAATCGGAAGTTCTAAAAGTCATAATTTTGTAGGTAATTCTAGGACTACTTATAAAGAGTTGTTAAATATATTAGGCGACTTTGATATATTAGAACTAGAAATAATTAACGAAATTCAAAAGAAATGAAAAAAGTAATAGGATTAGTAGGAAATTGGTTAATGAGTTCAAAGGGTGCTAAAACCATTGTAGATGGTGTTGAGGTAATTGGAAAGAACAAATTAAATAAAATGAAATTAACAGCGGTTATAATAGTAGTATTAGGTTTATTGCTATTAACTGGTGCTATCTCAGAAGAAACATTTATATTATTGTTTGATGAGGTAAATTAAGAATCTATGCCCTTTCTATAGGGGTGTTTTTTTGTTTGTGTTTATGGAGGGGGTTGTGCCCCTCCTTTTTTTGTGCCTTATTTTGGAATTTTTAGGAATTTTCAGGAATTTTTAAGAATTATTAGTTTAATATTAAAAACTTATTACTATATTTGTAAAACACAATCACTAAAACACAACATTATGAAAGATTTCACAACAGTATTAGCAAAGATTCAAACAGCTCAAAACACTATTTTTTCTATTGAGTTCATTAAAAAAGATGGAACGGTTAGAAATATGGTGGCTAGATTGAATGTTAAAAAAGGGGTTAACGGTAAAGGTTTATCATACGATCCAATCGCTAAAGGTTTACTTCCAGTATGGGATATGCAAAAAAATGCTTTTAGAATGATTCAATTAAAAACGGTAACTAAATTACAAATTAAAGGTGAGGAGGTTTTATAGCCCTCACTTTTTTACTAACTATTAAATTATATATTATGTGGATTAAGATTAAAGAAAAAAGTATCAATTTTAACAATGTTGTTAATTATTTAATTCAAAAGATTGAGTTAAAGAATAAAGGTGTTAAAAATGGAGAGTTTAAATATATGTTATGGATTGAAACAATTAACGAAGATGATAGCTATGATGGTATTTGGATTAATTATGACACTAAAATAGAAGCTATGGCAGTTATTAAGCAATTAGACGAACTTTTAAATGTAGTATCATTATGAAAATACTAAATCTGTACGCTTGTTTAGGTGGTAATCGCTACAAATGGAATGAAGTAAAAGAAGATATTCATGTAACAGCTGTTGAGTTAGATCCTGAAGC